AAATCTAACTGAATTAAGTGAATTAGCTAAATCATATGGTATCTCTGATATTTTTCAAGATAATGGAGCCAAAGTATTACAGCAACTAATATACCTAAACATGCAGATTCTACCCGGAAGAGAAGGAAATGACTGCATATCAGAAAGCGGAACTGAATGGGAAATGAAATCCATTAATCTTGAAACCTCAGCATCAGGCTTTAGTACAAACCATCATACCACCCATGATATCATCGCAAAATATAGGCAAGTTCCATGGACATTTGCCATATATTACGGAATCAGACTTGTAGAAATATATGTAATGACACCTCAAATGTTAGAGCCTATGTACCAACATTGGGAAGAAAAATTGCTTACAACATCTCATTTAAACAATCCAAAAATCCCTGTAAAATATGTCAGAGAACGTGGTATACAGGTTTATCCTATTAACCAGAATACCCCTGTAGACCCTGACTCTATCAATTTTTAATTACATAAAATCGTTATTTAGTAACACCTTTTAGTTGCTAAATAACGATTGTTGAGCTTCTCCAACTACAACTCTCTCTCCAGCCATTATCCTATCATAGTATCTTTTGGCATCCTGCTCATTATTTACAAATCTGAAAACTGAATTGGCTACATATTCTTGTGAAAGTTCAAAACTTTTCCATCGTCTATTAAGTTTTTCTGCTGTCATGCCGGTTGTATTACTTCCCCCAAAAATATCTACTACTAAATCACCTTCCTCGGTCAAAAACTTAATGAAAAATTCTGGTAGTGCCATTGGAAATCTTGCTGGATGTCCACTTATCTTAAATGCTTTACAATATCTAAGATATTGGCTATTACTCTCACTATTTGGAAATTGAAGCATATTAGGAGGAATTGCCCCTCCGTTATCTTTGCTCCATGATGACTTGTTTAGTACATGACCTGATGGTCTTTCTACACTATCTCCTTTAATATAATCATCAGGATTTTCAATTAATCTCTGCATTCTACTTGAGTACGGCATTAACACATTTGTCACATCTGCTTTACATCCCCTTGGGTTTTTACATAACCACCATACCGTATTTACTGATGTTTTTGCTCTTAGCTTCCTTTTGTTCACCCATTCAATCGGCGCTGGCAGAGCAGATGAATTATGCCAATAAAATGGTTGTGCTAATTTAAACCCCACTTCATCACATAATTTAATCAGTGTTCTAAATTGATACAAACTATACGAAGGCTCACCCTTTTCGTAGGCACCTCCAATATCAATAACAAAACTACCATCATCTCTCAACTTTTGATATACCATTCTTCCGAATTCACATAGCCAATCAACATATGCTTCCTGTTCTTCGTTACCATATGCTTTTTTTCTTTGCAATGCAAAGGGCGGACTAGTTACCACTAAATTTATACTCTCATCCTCTAATGCCTCCATTGATTTTAATGAATCTCCATAAATACATTGACCAAAATTAGTTTCATAACCAATATAATTCAACATTAATTCTCCTTTTCCAAGCTCTTTTTTAGTATTAATTGCTGATTTTCTTTGTCAAAAAAAACATCAAATTTAGTGATACCTTTCTCTGCAGATAAGTTTTCTAAAATTGATTTTGGCATACGAATTCTCATGTCCTGCTGCAATAAATATGTATCCAGATATATTAATTTATCATTCATACATAGTCCTCCTCTAGTCTGTTTTCAGTCTAATTTTAGCTCTAATCCAGTCTAATATCAAGTCCTATTATTTTTTTATTTGTTGCATCTTTATGAACTCTACAGCATTTTGACACTCTTGATTCATCCCACTATCCATATAGTCCCATATCATTCCTAATTGATACTTTAAGTCCATCGAATCAACCCAAACATCAACTACCTCTGCATAATGTTCCCTACCAGAAAAACCAATAACAAAAAATAACCACTTCTTAAGAAGATCATCAGCACTTTGAATAAATTTTTTTACAATAAGATTTCTTTCAACCTCTTTTGCATTGGTAAGAACTCGTAAGCAGATAGCTCCAGTATGATCATCTCTAATTTGTTGAATTATTGACACCGTATAAATTTCTTTCATATTATTTTCTATTAATGCAATTGCATGGCTCGAAATTATTTCATTTTCAGAAAAACAGCACTGCATAATTTTTTCAAGCATTTTTTCAGATACTTCTAATCCCCAAATAGCAGCCGCCCGCATTTCATCAAAACACGATGCATCATCTATAATTTCACATAATATTTTGCTTCCATCATCATAATGATTTAGTTCGCTTAGTATTAAAACAAACTCCATTTTATATGCATCTTCTTTAATTGAATATGCATATTTTTTAAACTTATCCCATACATCTTCGCCTAATCTAATAAGGGAAGCATATGCCTCCAATTGAATCCTTATATCTTCCTCATTACTTATTATCTCATACAAACAATTAATCCCAATATCTGTCCGAGGCAAAAAACCTAACGCTTTTACACCGGCATAGCGAATTTCATGATTAACACTTCTCACATCATCAATAAAATCATATGGACCGCCTTCACATTCGATTTTTTCTTTCCGGGGAAGTACCCCTGCAATAATAGTCGTATCTGCTATAAACCTTTCACTTTTAATACAATAATATTCTTTATCTTTGCAGGAATAAGTGTATGTACCTCCATCATCATATTTTAAACGTATCTGACACTTTTTTGCATCATCAATTATTTCTTCAACTAATCCATTTTTTTTCGGAACATAACACGGCCAACTTCTATCTCTCTCTGAACCCTCACCTGGAGCTTTCGGTGCACCTAATTTACTTTTATTTTCAGTTGTTTCCATAGAATTAACTGAAAATAAATTTACTACACCGTTTGTCTCCCATCCTTTTGTGCCTTTATAACACTTGATAAAAGCAACTAAATCTTCTTTTCTTAACCCTACATTCCATCTTCTATCCGGATTTGAATCGGTATCTGACATCTTTACTTCTAATTTTGATTTTGCACGAGATTCAATTCTCTTACCACATTTTAAGCAAATTAAATCTGGCATTCTTAATCTCTTAATTTTAGTCGACCAAATTTTATTACTTGTACAATATCTTTCTAATTCGATTACTTTATGTCCATGTTTGTTTAGCTCGTTTATAACAGCTTGAGTACCTACTGCACCCATACTTATTTTTTCCAAAAAGCTCCAATCTGTTTTAAAATTCATAACCGATTCCTCCTACTCAGCTTCAATATTATGTACTTCCGGATCAATAAACTTAATTCAATCTCATATTTTATCCTTGCAACTCACATGGCTGACAAGATTTTCACTTTTCTATTTTATCATATCACCTGTTCTTTTACTATCAAAAAAAGAGCAAGAAAAAGCCAACTAGGATTCAACTCCCAATTGGCATCTTTTCTAGTTCTTCTTAGTTTTTACACTCAATCTCCGTTCCGTCCTGGAAAACCACCACAATCATTCCATCTTCGAAAACCCTGATGTGAGACAATATTCTCAGCACAAAATCCGTATCAATCTTTCTTTCAGTCTGCATTAATTTCAGAAAATCAATTGCTCGATACACTTTCAAGAAATCTTCACTACTTTTCTGCCCCTCCCACTTCTGCAAAAAATGCTCTCTATTCTCCAAAATTCCATCCCACGCCATAAAAAGAGCCTTTTCTAGCGTACTCTCATCTACATGCCGATTTCTACACCCCAACACGCCCTTTACCTTATACCGCTCACTACACTGCCACACTTTCCTGTCAATTCCGGTGCTGCTCCGCCAAACCTTCCTGGCAAACACCTTATTACAACACCCACACACAACCTTTGAAGCAAAAGGATTATTCTCAGTATTATTGGAATAAGAATTTGTCCCATGCTCTTCCAAATATCGCTTCCGTCTCGCAATCTCCAACTGCACACATTCCCAAATCCACGGCTCAATAATAGCCTCATGGTCATCTTCAATATAAAACCTTTGTATTTCCCCATTATTCAATACTCGCTTTTTTGTCAGAAAATCCGTTGTATAGCTCTTTTGCAAAATGGCATCACCTTTGTACTTCTCATTTTCAAGCATACTCTGCAAAGTAGTGGTCTGCCACTTCGTTCCGCGATCCCAGTTCTTCACGCCTTCCCGTTCAAAGATCCGTTTAATATAATCAACCGTCTTCCCGCTTAAAAACTCTAAATACAGCCGCTTTACAATCTGCGCCTGTTTCCAGTTAATCACCAATTTTCCTTCCTCATCCGTATCATATCCAAGAAACCGTTTGGTGCTCATCTTATGCTGTCCTTTTTCAAACCTCCTACGGATTCCCCAAGTGGAATTTTCCGATATGGAACGGCTCTCATCCTGCGCCAAAGAAGAAAGAATCGTCAGAAGAACTTCGCCTTTAGCATCCAAAGTATTAATGTTTTCCTTTTCAAAAATAATACCAATCCCCAGCTCCTTCAGTTCCCTTACGTAATTCAAACAGTCCAATGTATTTCTGGCAAACCGTGAGATAGACTTGGTAATAATCATATCAATTTTCCCCTCCCGGCAGTCGGCAATCATCCGCTTGAACTCATCCCTTTTCTTCGTATTCGTCCCACTGATGCCCTCATCAGCATAAATCCCGGCAAACTCATAAAGAGGATTATTACTGATATAGCCTGTGTAATAATTCAACTGATTCTCATAACTTAATAACTGCTCTTCTTGGTCGGTTGATACCCGGCAATATGCTGCCATCCGCAGTTTCCGGATATTCTGGCTCATATTTTCGTCCATTGACAAAGTCTGCCTTGCGGGTATAACGGTAATATTTCTTGCCATTTATGTTCACCTCCTCTACCACCATTGGCTCCATAATATTCTGCTTTGATACCTCTGTATCATCTATTCGAATTCCTTCACAGGCTTGTTTTCCTTCTTCAATATAGGTACTGCACAACCATTGTATCTTTCCTTTATAAACACTCCGGCGTCTAAGATTTCTACCGCAGTAAGGACATACCAACAACCCACTCAACGGATACCGGTTCTGATACTTCTCTGTGCCATCCACCGCAATGTTACGTTTACTTTTCCGGCGCTCCCTTTCCACCTGAACCATGTTCCATTTCTCTTCAGTAACAATAGCCTGATGGTTATCCGTAATATAATAGCTCTGTACCTCCCCACGGTTTAATCTGCTCTGGTTCCGCCTGTTCTCTGGTGTAAAATACTTCTGTAAATGATAGTCCCCCTTGTACTTCTCATTTACCAACACACCATTAACCGTGCTTTCATTCCACTCCCCACCAGTTACCGTTTTCACACCAAGGAAATTCAGCAGACTTTTCAGCCTTAGATTGCCCAGCCCAAACAGTGTCATATCATAAAGAAAACCTACCACAAGTGCTTCTTTTGGATTAATCACCAAGCCGCCGTATTCATCTTTTTCATAGCCGAGAAACCGTTCAGTATTAATCATGATTTCTCCCCGTTCGAATTTCTTCTTAATCGTCCATTTGTTATTCTCACTCATGCTCCGGCTCTCCTCCTGGGCAAAAGAAGCAAGGACGGCAAGCATCATCTCACCATCCCCGGACAAAGTATTGATATTCTGTTCTTCAAAAAAAATACCGACACCCAGTTCTTTCAGCTCTCTCGCAACTTTCAGAACGGTGACGGTATTCCGTGCAAACCTTGATATGGATTTTGTAATAATTAAATCTACTTCTCCGCTTCTCGCTTTACGAAGCATTTCCTGGAATTGTGGACGGCTTTCACAGTAACCGGAGATCCCCTGGTCTGCATATACACCTGCAAACTCATACTCTGGATTATCAGTAATCATTCTTTCATAGGTTTCTGTCTGGTTTTCCAGAGAGTCCTCCTGCCGCCTGCTGTCTGTGGATACCCTTGCATATGCACATACTCTCTTTTTCTTTTTTGATATTTCCGGTATCGGCTCTAATATACGGATTTTCACTGACAATCACTTCCTTCAAAATAATCCTGGACAAACTGCTTAACACGTTTAAATATTGGGTACGCAATTTCTGGTCCACGGGTACAGATAACCTCCACCTCATTGCTTTCACATATCTCCATGAACTCCATAAACTGTTTCCAATCCCGTGCAATGGTATCTGCTTTCATGGTCACCACTACGTCCCAATTCCCGGTCTGAATCTCTGTTTTCAGCCGGTTAAACTCTTTCCGGTCCGGGTCGGCACCTGATGCTATTTCAGAGAAGATTTTCATTTCCCAGTTACCCTCTCCGTACTTCTGGTTCAAAACTTCCTGAATCTCTCCATAAAACTGTGTGTAATCCCGGTCTCTGTGATTCATACGGCAATAAAATGCCACTTTTTTGATTCTTCCTGCAACTACCATAATTATAGGAACTCCTTTCGTTTTTTGGTAGTCTATTAATCACTCTGAACCTCTATAAAGTCAAGCAAATCAATGGTTTCCACCTCTCTTATTTCAGTCTCACTGCAGGTTTGCTGGCACCTAAATTCGTGTAACATAATCCAATGAAATCCAACCATCCCGGTTCTTCTGATAGGATTTTAAAAGCCCCCACTTCGATGCACCCTGCCCGCTACTCTCTTCCACGATAGTAAACACGCCAGTCCCTGTAAATTTACCCGTTTTAGCATAATTGGTTCCAGGACCTTTTCTGATATTCAAGTCTGAAATAGTGACCTTTACCATATAAGAAGACAGCGAAGGTAAGCTTTCCATAAACTGCACATAATCTTTTCCTGCCGTAATGAAAAGCCCTGATTTCAGCTTGTACCACTGCCCATCTACACTTATACCCACAACAGTATAAATGCCTTCATATACTACCTGGCTTACGTTGTTTCCCAGGCAGGGAGCGGTTCTAACATTCAATCCGTCTTTTCCTTTGTAGAATACTTTCACATAACCAGACGTTGGCTGGATAGGCTGGTCTGCCCCATCTGCGATATTTCCAGTACCCGTTTCTCCGATGATATTCTTTAAGATGGTCAGAATCTTACTGCCATACCCAGCTCCTGATGCCCAGCCTTTCCCTTGTGGATTCTCCTGGATTCCAAGCCATTCCACATACTTTGCGGAGCCTCTTATTACATATTGAAAACGTGGATCAATATTCTTATTCACCAATGCTGCTTTGCTGGCATAAGCTTTCAGATGCTGGATCTGTGCCCGGATGCCGAGCTGGGGAGTAGAAAAGGAATTCCCCTTCATCCCATTTGCTGTCACACCCATACCGCAGAAATTATTCTGTTCCAATGTCACAGCCGACTGTGAAAATCCAAAATTCCCGGTTTCCAGACAGCTCTGTGCAAAAGCGATATCTCCCCGTACACCCTCTGCTTTACCTTCCGATAAATACAGTGGAACCATATCCAACACCGATTGCGCTACGCAAGTAATTTTCTTTTTGATATATTCACGCATTTGTTCTGCATTTGCCACAGCATCCCCCATAATCTCCGTAAGGGAAGAAGCCTCCTCCTTCATACTTCTATCACCGTCTTGTATCTGCCACTTGAATTCCTCCCACATTCCCTTAGCACGGATTTGCGATGGGCAATTCTTAGCACAGACATCATAATGCTGCAAAACCCTATCAGCAGGAATTCCTGTCTCCGCCATAAGCTGACGGACAAATTCTACCGTATTAGCAAAGGCACGGTCATAATCATATCCTGCCTGCACACACATTTCCACGCCAATGCTATTTTTGTTATTCACTGTGCCAAACAGCCGACCGCCATAATTCACTCCCACATGCCAGCAGCCATTGTCATGGGATGCCGCCCGATATACCAGATCACCATCATCTGTATAATAATGGACAGAGGTACTCAAATTCCCATTAAACTGTGCTTTCGCATGAGTCAAGGCATCTGCCCCTGCCCGGAAGTTATCTGTGTTATGAATCACAATATACTGCGGATTGTTCTCACTGTAAGTGTTATTAGTTGATACATAACTCTTATTCACCTTCATGTTCTTTTCCCTCCTTCAACTGTTCCAAGACATCCTTTAGCTTTTTGGGAATAGGAAGTCCAATCAAAGCAGTATTCTCTAAAATAGAAATCCCTTCATTTGACAGATAGAAAAAAATTATGGCTGTCCGCAAGACACTGCCATTTTGGATAATATGGACATCAATGATATGAGCCACCGCCACCAGTGAGAAAATAACAATCTTTTTAAAGATTCCCCGAAATCCAATCCGGCTGGAAAGCTCCTTATCCAAAATTCCAACCATAACTCCGGTTACATAGTCCACCACTACAAAAACAACCAGTGCATACAGAAAGCCGTCCCAGCCTCCCATTGCTGCCCCAATCGCCCCTCCCATAGTGGCAAAAATATACTGCATCGTATTTGCAACATCCTTCATTGTGCTGCCCTCCTTTAAAATTTTCCACATGAAAAAAGACAGCTAAAAAGCTGCCCCATGCAATTATTGACTCTTTCATTCCTGTGTTAATGTGTAGGTTATCTTCATTGTCTTATCGACTGTCTTCACAACTGCCGAGGATAAATTATTAATCGTTGCCAGATAGGGAGTCAGCAGATAAATAGTCCGGTAATCAGAACCATAGCTCCCGCCCCATCCAAGCAGAAAATTTTTATATTGGAATAACGGTGTTGCCAAATAATATGACTTTGCACCTCCCAAGGTCTGGATAATCTGGTCAGAAACTGTTATCTGGAAATCCCCGCCTACAATCAAATTCCCTATCAGCGTCAAATATACTTCACAAGTCCCGGAATCACACAACGATTTAAACTTAGAGGTGAATCCAAAGTCAATCAATGTTACATCAGAAGAATTTGTAAGGTTAATTTTATAAATCCCATTTTTATCATAGGCAGGCACATAAAGATATCCCTTTCTGATACAGCATTTCACGTACCGGTCTGCATACGTGCTACTGTTATTACGTTTTCCCACCTCCACCAGCTTTGCATTGGAAAGCGTCCAACTTCCTTCTGTAAAAGAATAATCTGCCTTTGAAATCTTAATCCAAAGCATAGTGGCATTCCCGCTGGCATTTCCCTCATTCGAAAACCCATACCAGTATCCATCACTGCCATCCATAAACTCCCCATATTTTGTATAGCTACCCAGGAATTTAAATTGTTCCGACTGTATTACCTTATCCTCTAATACAGTAACTGTAGTATCATCCAGTTTTTCATTGATTCCTATCGTGAATATGGGAATGTGCACCTTACGGATTCGGACACTGGTATTTTCATAAGTAATGGAAATCAGATAATTTTCTTCAAAGTTAACTTCGGCGGTTTCATACAATAGCCTCGTCTGCGCTCTTGTCATAGTAGTTACATGTCGGACACTTTTAATTGTCTGCAAAACGGTTGCATCATTTACTGCACTTCCATAAGCATTCATTCCCCCATATGCGCTGGTTAAAGCCACTGCAGCAATGGTTCCGTTACCCTGGCTGGGTGTAAACTCCCATACAAACTTATACCCATTATCCAATGCTTTACTCTCAGTCAAATTCATGCTTCCCCTTGCCAGATTGGCAGTGGAATTCACATCATTTGATGCGTAAGCCACTGGCATATTATCTGAAAGAGTATAAATATTGTCTGGGTTTTCATCTATTGTTTTAGAATACAATAAAATTCCACCTATCAGATTGGGGCAGACAGGAAGAAAGCTGGTTCCCCATTTCACTACATTTGTGCCATCCCCAGCTTCATAAAATACCCCCATTGGGTTATAACCCAAAATATTATTAATAGAGTTTGTCACCATATTTTCTTCTGTTACCGTTTCCACTTCCGCTGTATTCACATCCGTCAATTCCATTATCATTTTCCCTTTTAATCTCATATGCAGCCTCGTTTCTGTATTATTTTACTGTCTTACCCCAAATCAACCGGCTTCGCAAATGCCCCAATTGCAAGCTTTCCAATAGAATCATTCATCTGCCGCTTCATCTCTTCCATAGTCTGGTATGACATACTATCTGTAAGAACAGGAAGTTTCCATTTTGTTCCCCAGTTGATTTCCGATATGGTCTCTTCAATTTCAATAGTTCCATCCCAAGCTAACTTAGCCGCCATACCCTGTCCGCTAATAGACGCAATGCAGTCTCCGGCAAGAACTGTCCCACTTCCGCCAGATATTCTAATATAAGCATTAAATGTGTTTGTAAAATTCGGAATCAGCTTCTCTATCGGATAATAAAGGGGAAGGATATGTTTGCCGCTTTCCCAGGTTTCCGTAGGGTGGTGTATCAGAATTTCTTCATCATTAAATTCATATTTAACTGAAACAACAGCCTTACTCTTAACCGGAAATGTAACCGGCAGTTCCACATTTACCTGGATATCCTCCGTTCCCATACTTCCATCCCCATTTTGCACCGGAACCGGAACGGTAATAATTCCTTCTGCTTTTCCCTTCTGTTCTGTCAACTCCGTCAGAACATCAATGACAACTATTGCAAAGAACTGTACATGTGTTTCCTCCCCGGCTGCAAAATCAATATGAATGATTTTTACATCCGTATCGTTTATTGTATATTCGGAAGCATTGGTAAAAGTATGGATACCAATCTTCCCTGCCTCGATCTGGTTTAGCAGACCGGAAATATTCTTATCATTCTTTGATTTTGCCTGTGCCAGTCTGGGATTCTTACCTACACATTTTAAACTGTGCTTTCCATTAATCTTTATCTGGTATCCTGTCACACAAGATAACTGTGCTTCATCGGCATGACCGCCAGAGAAGGTCAGCACATCTCCTAAATCCAAGGCAGGATTTCCAATGGTATCAGAATCAAAGGGCACATACCGGATAACTGACAAATCATCCAATATGTTAGTCAGCAACGTCTTTCTGGTTTCATCCAGGCCAAACTGCAATAACGGATTCACACCCAAGTTCATGGTAAGCCCATCATCGGTTTCCAACGCATAATATTCTGCAATCTGCGTCTTAATATTGGTAGAACTAATAGCTGTATATCGGGTAATGAAATCAGAAAAGCTGCTGGAAAACCGATGTCTGTCAGAAACAGTCATCACCGGAACCGTTCCGTATTTTCGGAGTTCCAGCTTTCCTTCCCGGTTGATACAAAAAAATCCGCCCAGCACCTGCCCCACATAAAACAGCACATCCCGATATGTCTCAATATCATTTTCCGTATACACCGACAGCATCTCCGTACCGTTTGGCATGGCTTCAATTTCTTCCTGGGTATGAGCCAGCTCCACCTTACAGGCTTTGCAGCATAGTGCCAGGAAGGCATAAGCACTCCCCACCGTTTCAAAACCATTAAAGTTTTTCTCAAAGCGCAGCATATAATCATAAGCCTTGATTTCCAAACAGTGGATGGTACGGTTTGCTTCACTGATTTCAAATACCCCCATAGGAACTGTTTCATAAACTCCGTCCGCCGTCTGCAAATGATACCATAACCGGATTTCTGCCCTCTCTAACGTATACCGGTCAGTTTCTGAAAATAAAGTAATCCCCAGCTCTGCTGCATAAATTGTACCGATTTCTATCTCTGTGTTCCCACAGCACTGGCTGGTAATATAACCGGAACCTTTGACAATGTTCTCATTCCCAAACTCATAGGTGATTCCCTGCTTCGTCTGAATGTTGCCCGTCCAGTAAAAATGCCGGTTGTTCTCCTGTACTGCCTGCCGAAATCCTTCGCTGACCGGATACATCACACCACCCCTCTCTAAAATTCGCGCAAGGTAAAAGATACTCTCCATAAACCTTTATAGGAAGTGTCCTTCACCAGGCTCGCTTTATATCCCTCTATGAACATCTCGGTTTTCTTTGTTCCCAACGTTTCTGTATCAAAATAGTCTACTATAATTTTAGATTTCCTACGGAATTCCGCCATCCGCTTTATCCACATGGGACTTAAAGAAAAAGAAGCCGGAATTGTCACCACTCCGCTTCTTACGACATCCCTCTGTATCATCCCCGCTTCCGTTTCACCGCCTGAATCTGCTTCAACATCAGTCAATTCCACTTCATAAGAATCTGGCATAGGAAGCGGTACTCCCTCAAAAGTTAGATATTGAATGAATGCCATGTTTACCGTCCTCCTGACCTTAAATTCTGCCGGTTCTGTGCATTTACTACTACTTCATCCAGCAAGGTTCCACCAAGATATACGGGAATACAGATGGTTCCTGTACTGTTCATACCCATTCCGCTAATGGTATCTTTTATACCGCTGAGTAACTGGCTGATAGAACTGCTGCTTTCTGATTGTTGTGTTACTACATTTCCGGCTCCAATCTGTGGACTTAATACCATTTCAGAAGCCACTCCCTTCACAGCCTTTTCCACTAAGCCTCGGCTCTTTTCAATGCCATTTGCCAGTCCTGCCATAAAATCCGGCATCCAGCTTTCATACTCTGTAAGGGGACCTTCGTCTGGCACAGAAAAATGCAGGAAAGAAGCAATTTTATCTGCAATCCCCTTGACTGCATCGACTACATTTCCAACGGCATTCTTGATACCGTTTGCAATACCGTTGACAATATCTGCTCCCCAGGTTAATGCACTGGAAGCTAATCCCTTGATATAGCTGACCGCCTGCTCAAATCCATTTTTAACAGCACTATAGACATTGCTCATGGCATTGCTGATGCCGCTGAGAATATTATTAAAAATACTTGTAACTGCCGTTTTAATAGAATCCAATATCGTAGTAACCGTATTTTTCACAGCATTCCATACCGTAGAAATAATACTGCTAATTGTATTCATTACCGTAATAACTACATCTTTGATTCCGTTCCACACCGAATGAATGATATTCTGGATGGTGTTCAAAACTGTGGCAATGACAGTCTGAATTGTATTCCATGCAGCGGTTAAGAACGTCTGAACCGCAGTGACTATAGTTGTGACTACAGTTTGAATCGCATTCCAGACAGTCGTAAAAATAGTCTGAATCGCTGTCAGTACCGTCATGATGATAGTTTTGTAAATATTAAAGTAAGTGGTGACAATAGTGGAAATCACCGTCAGCACAGTCTGGAAGAGGTTCTTGATGCCCTCCCACAAAGCAGTAAAAAAATTAGCAATCCCATTCCAGATTGCTTTTCCTGCATCCACAACTCCATTCCAAAGTCCCGTCAGGAACTCTCCAATGGCATTCCAGATAGTGATTGCTGCTGACTTAATTGCTTCCCACACAGCCATGACCGCTTCCCTGAACCACTCACATTTTGTCCATAGCAGAACCAGTATGGCGATCACCGCTCCAATAGCAATGGGTACAATTCCAATTGCCGCCACTACAGTACCAATTGCGGGAATTAATGTACCAGTCAGAAATGTAATTACACCAGAGACCGCTGCCGCAATCTGCGGTATTACTGTCATTATCGTTCCAACCGCTCCCACCACCTTGCCGATGACAATCAGTACCGGGGCAATCGCCGCCACTAAGAGCGCAATGGTCACAATGGCTTTCTTGGTTCCTTCATCCATTCCATTCAGCTTATCGACAAAGCCCTGAATCCAGGAAACAATCTGCCGGATGGCTGGCATCAGAATTTCTCCAAAGGAAATCGCCAGCTCCTCTAACTGGCTTTTCAGTATGACAAGCTGCCCGGCAAGATTATCCTGCATGGTTTCTGCCATTCTTTCTGCTGTACCATCACAATTGTTAATGGCTCCATTCAGTTTTTCAATATCCGCCGGAGCCGCATTCATGATGGCAAGAAAACCGCTCATGGCATTCTTGCCTACCAAAGCCTCTGCATTGGCAGCCCGCTCTGATTCAGACATCTGGGCAAACGCTGCCCGGCAGTCTGTCAGGATATCTCCCAGGCTCCTCATGCTGCCATCGGTATTTACAGTCTGTACTGTCAGCTCGCCAAAAGCATTCCCTGCAAAAGTAACCTCTCCCGTAAGGTTAGTCAGCATGGTACGCATAGCCGTACCGGCCTGTGAAGACTTAATACCAGCATTCGCCATCAAGCCAATGGCTTCTGCTGTATCTTCCGCAGAAAACCCCAAGGCTCCTGCAACCGGCGCACAGTATTTGAAGGTTTCGCCCATCATCGCTACGTTGGTATTGGCATTGGAAGAAGCCGCCGCCAGAATATCTGCAAAATGACCGGAATCAGATGCAGACAGCCCCAGAGCCGTCAAAGCATCCGTCACGATATCGGAAGTGGTTGCTAAGTCCTCTCCAGATGCAGCCGCAAGGTTCATGATTCCCTCAATGCCATCTAACATTTCCCCGGTCTTCCAGCCAGCCATCGCCATATAATTCATGGCTTCTGCCGCCTCGGATGCAGAGAACTTTGTCTTAGCTCCCATCTCACGGGCTTTTTCCCGCAGTTTATCTAACTCCGTCCCAGTCGCACCGGATACTGCCGAAACCTTACTCATGGATGAATCAAAATCAGCCGCAATCTTCACAGCCGCGGCACCTAAGCCTCCAATAGCCGCCGTGACAGGCATCAACTTATTACCGACACCTTCAATAGAAGCACCGACACTTTTCAACTTCTCCCCTGTAGCTCCAATCTTCTGCAAAGCCACTGCTGATTGATCCGCCTGTCTTTCCAGTTCTGCCAAAGCATTTTCCGTCTCAACGATTTCCCGTTGGAGGGCATCATACTGGCTCTGGCTGATTTCCCCTCTTGCCAGTGCTTCATTGGCCTGTTGGCTTGCCAGTTTCAAAGAGTCCAGCTTTTCCTTCGTCTCACTGATGGCCTGGGTCAAAAGCTTCTGCTTCTGTGCCATCAGATCCGTATTGCCGGGATCCAGCTTTAGGAGCTTATTCACATCCTTTAATTGTGATTGGGTATCTCTAATTTCTTTATTTACTTTTGACAAGACGGTGGAAAGTTTCGTGGTATCCCCGCCTATTTCAACTGTAATTCCCTGGATTCGGGATGCCATGCTTTCCACCACCTTTCTGGCACGAAAAAAGGAGCCATCACTGACTCCCTGAATGAATAGAAAAAGACACCTGCCATTGCTGACAAGTGCCTATGTAACTAAACTGACTAATTTTAGTAAAAATATTAACCTATATTTCTATAACCTGATATTAGTACCAGAAAAATATTTGTAAATTCTTTATATTTATCATAATCATTTGCCGTTACTATATAAT